GTCTTGTCGGCGCTGGTGAAGAACTGGACGGAGTTGCCGTCGACCTTCGCGCTCTTGAAGGCGTTCTCAGCGGCGGTCTTGACGGGGGTGAAAGCACTCTGCTTGACAAAGGTCTTCTTCAGCTCTTTGATCAGGTTCTGGATGGTGGTCTTGGTGGCGATGTTCTTAGACATGATGTGTTCCTCCAAAAATTAAGTATTTGCGTCGTCGTCTTCCCCGTTGAGAATGTCCGCGACGTCTTTTTTGACCTCTTCTTCGTTTACCATGTCGGCGCCGGTTACAACGGTTTCGGTGTCGACCTGGACCTTGCCGGTTTCGTCGAGGGCGAGGCCGCTTCCGAGGTCAAGGGAAAGCGTTCCGTCCTCTCCGACGGTGAGGCCATCGCCGGGCTTCACAACGCCGGGCGTGTCCTTCGTTGCGATGTTCCCGCTGGTGCTGCCCTGGGTGAAGACGACGATGGCGGCCTGGATGTCGGCGGTCGGGATGCGCTTAGAGTAGAACCGGACATAACCGTCCATGGTTTCGCATCCGCCGACGACGCCTGCCTCCTGGCCCACGGTGAAGCTGCCGAGCTTCGGCGCACCGATGGGCCAGTGGTCCGCGGTGACGCCTTCGGCTGCAACGTCGCAGATGTAAGCGTATTCTTCGGTAGGGGCTTCCGCCGGGGTCCATCCGGCAGCGGGAATAGTGAGGTCGAGGAGGCCGCCATAGCTTCCGCCGCCGGCCGCGATGGCCTGAGCGATGAGCGTCTGCACTTCCTCCTTGTCGATGACCGTGCCCTGCTCGACGAGTTTGTCGAATGTGGTCTGCACGGCCTGCGCCAGGACCTCGCTGTGGGCGTTCGGGTCCGAATTGTGCTCGGAGATAAGGTTTTTGACCTTCTCCTCGCTGGTCCCGCCCGCCTCCTCCACAGCCTTGTTCACAAGGGCCGTTACTTCGTCCGCGGTGACGAAGGCGCCGGCTTTGAAGTCGAGAACAACTTCGGCGTCGGTCGCCACGCCGATTTGGACGGGGTAACGGCGAATGGTCGGGGGCTGGGTGGCGCTGTATGCGAATACCCATTCCGGGTAGTCGCCGAGATTGGCGTAGTAAAGGAGCACCTTGCCGTCTTCCGGGTCAAGTGCAAATACGCCGTACTCGTTGAGGTAACGTCCCTCCGTGAGGCCGCCGCCCATGTCGCTGCGGTATTCAACGATGAAGGAGACCTTGTCGTTGTCCCGCACGGGTGTAGTGGTGGTGGCTTCCGCGAAGGGCGCAATCAGGGCCGTCAGGTCGCGGGGGTCCTGGCCTTCCGGCACTTTGCCGGAGCCGACCTGAACGCCGAGGATGACGAGCTGCTGGCCCGCAATAAGGGAAGCAAGGAGCTTGCGCCCCTGCTTCGTGATGGTGAACCCGTACATAGGGCTGCTCCTCCTCTTGGATTAGATTTCTGGGAGTGCGGTGCTGGTGATGATGGCTCCCGCTCCGTTGACTTCCCAGGTGCCGCGCAGAGGAGGCCTGGGGGCTTCATACTCCGGGAGCGGTGTGTAGGTTGCGGCCTGGGCCGCTGCCGCCACTTGCGCTGTGGTGATGAATGGGTGTGCTTCGGCCATCTCCGGGAGGGTGGTCCTGGAGGTGATTTGGGCGCCGCCCTCGATGCTTGCCTGGGCCATGAAGCTGTGGTCCTCCGGCAGTTCGGGTAGCGGCGTGATGCTGAAGAGCATCATTCCTGCGCCAAGCCTGGCCGTCGCGTCCATGGTTTTGTGCCTGGTTATCAACTGCACCGCTTGGTGTGACGGCTTGATTTCCAGGAGGCGCTCGTATGCCCGTAGCAAGTCCACCACGCGCTCTCCCGTGGCGATTTCCACCGCGAAGGTGTAGGGCGCCACGTCTTCCGTCACAAAAACGGGCAGGTTGAGCAGGCTGCTGATGATGTTTTCCACACGGGCGGGGTTCATAGGCGCTCTGGCGCCGCGTCGGCTCAAAAGCTCGGCGCGTCGTTCTTCCAGGTCGCGGGCCTCGTCCGTCGGTAGTCCGTATCGGTCTTCCCAATATCTCAACCCCCATGTAGCCGTTTCAGGAAACGCCTGAAGCCGCAGCTCCTCGAAGGCGAGCCGGGCTTCATCCATTTCCAGTCCCATGACCTGGTAAATCCACTTACCGACATAGGACTGTTCGTAAATCGGAGAAACGCGGTCAAGCATCCGCTTGGCCGCTGCGCTTGTGGGGAAATGCTCAATGTCAAATGCCATTTCTTATTCCCCCGTTTTCACTTCTCCTGTGACGGGGTAGCCGTCAGTCAGGATGTTGATGTTCTCGGTGTCGCCGTTCATGGTGAGGCCATCGAAGTCGACGACGCCTGTTGTCCTGGAAAGGACCGCGCAGACGCGGGTATGACGGACGACGCCTTCTTCCTTGGCGGTGACGTAGTAGGTGCGTAGGTTCTCCCGGAAGGCTTCAAGAACGGTGTCCTCGTCCGCCTCCGGCTCCAGCTTCAGGCCGGAAATGTAGTAGTAGATTGTGGTGCCGTTCGGGGCCTCCACGAATAGGATGGCTCCGATGGGCGCCAGGCGCTTGATGCTCCGCTCCTCTGGCCCCATGATGTGGTCGTAGACGGCGCTGCGGATCTGTTCGTTGGCCGGTTCGCCGTTGCTGTCGAGGATGACAAGGCGGACCCAGTTCGGGTGGTCCACTTCGTACTGCGTGTCGATTAGGACTGTCCCGACGCCGGGTACTTCCTTCGCCCAGCGGATGTAGTCCGCGTCGCAGCCGACGAAGGAAGAGCCGGCCGCATGGTCGATTTCGGCGATGCGGGCGCGGAGGCCGTCGTCGTCCTCTTCTGCCGTGCCGCCGGTCATGGCCTGCGGGTTCGTGATGCTGGTGATGCCGGTCATGGGCTTCGCCATGATGGCGATGCTTCCGGCCGGCGCGTTCCCGCCTGTGCCTGCCTCTACGGCGACGACGTAGATGGAAACCTCGCCGTCTTCGCCGATGGTGGCCTCCTCCTGGGTCTGGTACTCAATGGCCGGGCTGTCGTCGATGGCCGGGACCGCGAAGGTGAAGCCGGCCGGGATGACCGTTCCGGCGATGCCGGTCACTGTGAGGTAGCCGGACGCCTGGTTCGCGGGCTTCCGGGTGAGGCCGACGCCCTTTGCGTGAAGGTCCAGCCATTCGCCGTAGGCCCACTGTGGAAACATGATTTTCAGGGTCTCCGGCAGGAAGAACTCTAAAAGCTCCGCCTTCTCCAGCGCCGTCGGCATGGTGAAGTCGTAGGGGAAGCCGCCCTCGGTGTTGTCGATGTCGGCGGGGAGCGCCTTCATCATGCGCTGCTGTATGGTCTCCGCGTCCTGGTCGTTCAGCCAGGAGGGGAGCACAAAATCTGCCATAGGTGGCCCTCCTTACTGCGTGTAGTTGACGGAAAGCTGCCGCTCTTCCCACTCGCGGCCCTTGACGATGAAGGTGCAGCGAAGCTCGGCGGCCTCCCATGTGAAAGTGAAGGCGCGGACGTATTCGGTCCGCGGGTTTACCATGAGCGCTTCGGTGATGGTGCGCTCGACGGCGCTCTCGACGGCCTCGCGGGTGTCCTGGTCGAGGGCGTCTATCAGCTCCGTGCCGATGTCTGTGGAGTAGGCGAGGCGCGTGAAGCGCTCGGTCATGCAGGTCTTCAGGCACCATTGAATGTAGGCGTCATGCCCGCTGGCCTCGACCATGTTGCCGCTGCTGTCGCGGCGGAAGTCGCCCAGGTCGTAGTCGAAGTAGACGCTCGGCTTGTATTTCCGCTCGCTGGCCGCGGCCGGGGTGCTTACTTCCGGCACGTCGAATACCGGGAAAAGTTGATTTGCCATGCGGTTCCTCCTCTCAAAGCACGGAGGCCGGGAGAACGATGTCGATGACGACGGCGTCGTTCTGGACCCACTTCACAAGGACACGGTCGCCCGGCTTCAGCTTCCGCATCTTCTCCGGGATAAGGACCTTGTGGGTGTGCGTCCCGTCCCCGGCCGTGTGCCCTCCGTGGCTCCCGTCCGTCGCGGTGTCCGTCAGCTTTTCCCCGGTGTCGCCGAGGGTGAGTTGGCGGCATACGAGGTAGTCGCTCTTCGGGATGGGGATGGGGTAGGTGTTTGTGAGGAGGCTATAATCGCCTTGGATGATGCCGAAGTCCTCGGCCATGCCCTGGTTGGCCTGCTGGGTGGCCGCCATGCGGCTCTGGAGCGTCCGTGCCAGGTTGTTCATTCCGGGATTGCCTTCTGCTTGGCTCATTCGCTCCCTCCTTTACGCTTTTGTGAGGCTCGACGGATAGACCCAGCCGATGCCGTCTACGTGGTAGGGGCAGGGCCGGGACGTGTCGACCTTGATGGTGATGGTGCAGGGGTAATTGCTCCGGGTCTGGCCTGGGCCATTCCCGTAGCTGTCGCGGTAGAGGCGGCCGTTCAGTATGACCTTGTCGCCCTTCTCGAAGTCGCCGGACGCGGCCTGCTCCTCCGCTTTCTTCTCCTCGGCCGCTGCCTCCTTGAAGGGGGTGACGCTCATGGTCATGGTGCAGTCGCGGGCGTTGTGCCGGATGGAGCTGACGATGAAGTAGCCGTTGAGGATAGCGCCGGTGACGTGTATCTTATCGCCCTTACGGATGACGGGAACGTCCGGGCCTTCCAGGCTGATGTCCCTGGTCGGCTCGCCGTTCTCGTCGAGGACGGTTTGGGCCTCCGCCTTCGCGGCGGCCAGGGTGTCGTCCTCCTGGCGGTTATAGATGCGCTGCCGGATGCCGTACTCGGTCTTTCCGTCGAGGATAGCCTCGACGGAGGTCCGGCCCTCGCTGTCCTCTTTGCCGACCACCTTGACGCGGGTGACAAGGTCGGCGGTGCTCAGTTTGTCCTTGGTGACTTCGAGGTTGGTGTCCTCGTCGAAGTGGTAGACGTCGGTATTGCTCCCAAGGGGGAGAACATCGACCTTGCCCTTGGTGCTGCGGAGGAAAAAGGTCCCGGCGCCCTGCTTCTTCGCGGTCGCCAGAAGGTCCTCGGCGATGTCGCCGAGGTATTGGTTCTTGTAGGGCGTCTTGGCGTGGACGATGTCCGGGCCTTTGTATTCGCCGACGGGAACGCCCCAGTCGGAGAAGAGGGCCAGCAGGGCGCTCTTGGTGCCGGTCCCTGCGGGGATGTAGCGGTTGTCCTGGCTCTGTTCGAAGCAGTAGAGGTCGTCGTAGGCCGTGATGGAAAAGCTGTCGTCGCTGCCGCTCCGCTTCGGCTGCCAGTCGACGACCGTGCCCCGGACGACCTCCTTGTGGCCGCCTCCCCAATCGGAGAGGACGACCAGGAGGCAGCCGGGTTTTATGGTCTGCGAGAGGCGTTTGCCGTTGTAGGTGGTGTTGACGATGTCGGCGCTGATGCGGGCGGAGATTTCTCCTTCGCCCTCTTCCCAGCCCATGTCCTCGGATGCCCTGGAAATGTCGAGCTGAGTGCCGTTTTCGAGGATGGCGACGGTCTTATAGGTGACCTTCCTGATGTCTACCATGTCCGGGCCTCCTTACTGCGGGAGCGTGAGGACCTGGCCGGGATAGATCAGGTTCGGGTTGCTGCCGAT